GCCAATCAAAGAGAAAGATTGCACAAATGCGTAAAAAATTAGCAAAAACTGACTATTATAACTACTGGAATGAAGATTATTTGAATGAAGTTTTGGGTGATGACGTTAAATTGATTGAAAAAGTGAAGAATCCTTGTCCTTATCAAGCGAAAAAAGAGTTAATTGCGGAAGTATTGGATTACGAATCTTCCAAATAGTCTTATACATATATTAAGACCTTTTTATAGCATTAAATGGCCTTAGGAATTAGGGACATAGACAACTCATCTTTTAAATACAGGAAAACATCTCGCAGTTTTAAAGACATTAGTCTTACATTTGCAAGAAATCCTGTTACTGGTGACATATTGCCCATTAAAAATGAGGATGCTATTAAGAAATCTGTTATGAATCTGGTGAAAACTAGAGTAGGTGAACGGTTTTTCAACAATTTATTGGGCACTAACGTCCAAGATGCGTTATTTGAGTTGGGATCTCCCGCTCTTGCACTGAGTCTTGAGTCTGAAGTAGAAACTTTACTTGCAAACTTTGAACCAAGAGTTGCGGAACCTACGGTTGATGTTCAGTTCAAAACTGATTCCAATGAATTGCGTATAAAAATTCAATATGAAATCGTTGGATTACCAGTTCCAGCACAAGAAATAGAGTTTATCTTAGAACCCACTAGAATCTAATGTCCTTCAATCAGTTTACTAACTTAGATTTTAATGATCTAAGAACACAAATTAAAGATTACCTTAGATCCAGTAGCGATTTTAGTGATTTTGACTTTGAAGGATCTAATTTTTCGGTCTTAATTGACCTGTTGGCATATAATTCGTACATCACTGCGTTCAATACGAACATGACAGTGAATGAAGTGTTCCTTGATAGTGCAACATTGCGAGAAAATGTTGTTGCACTTGCTAGAAACATTGGTTATACACCCAGATCGGTTCGTTCAGCACGTGCTAGAACTGCTTTTAACATCATTTTGACTGATACAACCGATGTTAGAACGGTTACCCTTCAAGCGGGACAAGTTGCATTAGGTAATTTAACAAATACGAGTTACATTTATTCAATTCCTGAAGATTTTACTACTTTAGTTGATAGTCAAGGTGAAGCATCTTTCGATAATCTCGAAATTTACGAAGGAGTTTTTGTAACAAACACTTTTACAGTCGATTCTTCAATTCCAAATCAAAGATTTATTCTTCCAAACGCAAATATTGACACTACTACAATTAGAGTCAAAGTAAAAACAAATGTGACGGAACAATATGCTCTTTATGAAGACATTTTGAATGTTGATGGTAACTCAAGACTCTTTTTATTGGAAGAAGTTACCGATCAAAAGTATGAAATACGTTTTGGAGACGGAATTTTAGGTAAAAAACCCGCTTCTGGGTCAATTGTTGAAGTTACTTACATTGTTAGTAACGGTAGAGAAGGAAATGGAGCTAAAAACTTCACTTTTTCTGGAATTTTAAAAGATAATAACGCAAATCCAATTACAACTGGCATTTCTCAGTTGAGAACTATCTCGGATTCGCAAAATGGTGATGATATTGAACCAATTGACTCCATTAAATACCTGGCACCCCGTGTATACTCCGCACAGTTCCGTGCCGTGACCGCCAGTGACTATAAAGGACTCATTCCATACATTTATACCAACGTCGATTCTGTGACCGCCTACGGGGGAGAGGAGTTAGATCCTCCAGAGTATGGAAAAGTGTTTATTTCGATCAAACCCAGGGGAGCAAACACTCTTTCTCAGATTACAAAGGAAGAAATTTCAAGATCTTTAAAACAATACTCTATTGCAGGTATCAAACCTGAACTTATTGACCTTAAGTATTTGTTTGTTGAATTTGACACTACAATTTACTATAACAAGAATCAAACTTCTGATGTTTCTGAAATTAGAACAAAAGTACTTAATACTTTAACAAATTATTCAAAATCTAGTGATACAAATAATTTTGGCGGAAGAGTTAAGTATTCTAAGATTAACGCTTTGGTTGATGCAACAGATACTGCAATTACATCAAATATTACAAAAGTAAAAATGCGTAGAGATATGTCTCCTGCATTTAATACTTTTGCAACATATGAAGTTTGTTTTGGAAATAGAATTTACATCAAGAAAGATGGATATTCTATTAAATCTTCTGGATTTAAAATTTCTGGAGTAAATGATACTCTTTACATGGGAGATATTGCTGAAGATAATAGTTCAGGAAGAGTATTTTTCTTCAAGTTGGTGAACAACATCCCATCAATTGTTAAAGTTAATGCAGGAACTATTGATTACATTAAAGGTGAAATTCTTTTGGATGTTGTAAACATAGAATCTACTGCGTTAAATAACAATGTTATCGAAGTTGAAGCAGTTCCAGACTCAAATGATGTTATTGGACTGAAAGATCTATATCTCCAAATTGACGTTGGCAATTCTGTGGTAAATACAGTTGAGGATACTATTACCTCAGGCGAGAATACCGCTGCAACATTGTTTGTTCCTACATCTAGCTACCTAAACGGACAGTTTACGAGATAAAATGACAGAAAAGAGAGTTAGCATCAACGAGATTATCGAATCTCTGATTCCCGATTTCCTACTTCAGGATTCTCCTACGTTTACTAGTTTTCTTAAACAATACTATAAGTCTTTGGACTATAGGGGTGGTGCGGCTGACCTTGCGGTAAATTTAAAGGGATATAAAAATATTGAGGAGTTTACTGCTCAAAATCTAATTCCATATACATCACTGTCTGGTAATCTCACCGTTATCTCCGACACTATTTCGGTAACTAGTACTGAGGGTTGGCCAGATAAGAATGGATTATTGAAAATCGATAATGAGATTATTCATTACAAAACTAAAACATCAACAACTTTTGAAGGTTGTACCAGAGGTTTTAGTGGTATTGATTCTATTAAATCTGCGGATAATTCTGAATTTCTAAGTTTTACATCAACCAATACAGAATCTCATACCAGTGGTGTACTTGTTTATAATTTAAGTAATTTATTTTTAAGAGAATTCTTCACTAAGTTCAAGTCCGAGTTTCTTCCTGGATTTGAAAATAGGGAATTCTTTGAAGGCATTGACATTCAAAATATATTAACCAGAGCAAAAGACTTTTACAAGTCTAAAGGAACGGATACTTCATATAAAATTTTATTTAAACTTCTCTTCGGAGAAGATATTGAAATTATTAAACCACAGGATTTTACATTAATTCCTTCAGATAATAATTATTTTATTACTAAAAATGTTCTCCTAGAAAAAGTAAGTGGAGGAGATCCTTTACTTATCAAAGGAAGTCCCCTTTTTCAGGATATAAGTGGAATCGGCACAGTATCATCTTCCATTTACAACATTGAGTATAGACCTATTGATGGAAAGGACTTTTATGAGGTCTCACTGGACTCTGCGGACTTTAACAACCTCTTTGAGGCATCTGGAAAAACAAAACTGTTAGAGGACGTTCCAGCGGGGTCTGATACTATTCTAGTAGACTCTACCGTTGGATTTTCAAAATCTGGCAACGCTCACATAAAACCAAAGGGTTCCAACTCTTATATCAATGTATCTTATACCGATAAAACTGTGAACCAGTTTTTGGGATGTCAGGGAATTAGTGCTGAGTTGGAAGTAAACTCTTCTATTGTTGAAGATAAATTTGCCTACAGTTATATTGGATTTGGTCAAACATCCAAGGTAGATTTTTTACTTACAAATGTTGTAGATAGTATTGATTTTAGTAACACTTCAAATTTAAAAGTAGATGATCGTGTAACTCTTTCTGGATTTGGTAAAGATCTTAGAGATTTTAGAGAGTTTAATAGTTGGTTCTATAACATTCCTACAGATCACAATATTAATACTGTAAATCAAGTAGATCCCAATAAGTATAGAGTTACTTTATTGGATTCGATTATTTTTTATATTGGTGAGGATGTAAGTCTTTCTGATAAGTTTGATAAAACTTCAAATGGAACAATTATTGATATTGTATATCCAAGTGGTAGTGAAACAAAGAAATATGCTCAAGAAGTAGTAGTACAGATTACATCACCAAATCATACTATTACAGATTCTATTATCTTATCAAAAAGAGTTACTAAAGGTAAGCACTATACGAGTCAGTACGATTACGTATCTAAAATTCCTACAGGAGTTCAAAACACTTATATTACTCCCGATGAAAAGAATTTTTATGTAACATCGACTGGACTACCAAACTATGAAATATTTGCAACCGATACTCGAAAGGATTTAACCATTGTTGGTGTAAATACAACCGAAGTCATTGATTCGACAGATCACGGATTCTATGATGGTGAAAATGTTTATTTTGTACCCACTGATTCTTCTGTTACTGGCGTAGATACTGGATATTATTTTGTAAGTTATATCAACGATGATAAGTTATCCTTATCCTTTAGTAAGGCAGATTCTTTTGGCAATAAACATGTCTCATTTACTCCTAGCAGCGGAGTTGTTGGTCAACTTTTCAGAGCTTCTTATGAAAATAAGGAGATAAAGAATCAAAAATTATTCAAAAAATTTAGTTTAAAAGAAGAAAAGACTTTCTTTGATGACAAGAACCGTAGATCCACTGATAATAAGTATATCGGGATGCTCGGTAATGGCGTTGAAATATTATCACCAACTTTATTTGATGAAAATGTTTATTACGGAAGACTAACTGATATTGAAGTTACTAATTCTGGTGAAGACTATGATGTTATTAACCCACCAGAATTAGAAGTTGTTGACTCTCAGGGAACTGGATGCAAAGCACATGTTAATGTAAGTGGATCTGTTCAAGAAATTAAAGTACTTAAAGCTGGTGTTGGATATGCAACCAAACCAGAAATTTCTATCAAAGGTGGTAATGGTACTGGTTGTGTTTTAGAATCAAACTTAGTTAAGACTAGAACGGTTCTTCAATTCAAACCAACCCAACCTGGCATTGATATTGCTGCAAATACTATTAACTTCGGATCAAATCATAACTTACAAGTTGGTGAAGAAGTCATCTATAACAGTAATAAAAACGCCAATATTGGTGGTTTAGTTGGTGATGCACATTATTATGTTTCTACACCAACTTCCCAAATTGTTAAACTCCACAGTACACCACAAGACGCTACTTCTGGTATCAATACAATCAGTATTACTGGAATTAGTTCTGGTTTTCATGCTATTGAGAGTTTAACTGTAAAAAATACTATAAGTACTGTTTATGTGAAAGAGAAGGGAGAGGGATATTCAAATAGAGCTGTTAAAATTCCATCTGAAAATAGTTTTGGTAGTGCTGCTGGTATTAACACGTATGATTCTTACATTTATGCAAGAAAGCATGGATTCAATAATGGAGATATAGTTCATTATTCTTCTTCAGGCACTCCTCTATCTGGAATGAGTACAACTTCTGATTACTATATTTCAGTAATTAATGCAAATCAATTTAGAGTTTCTGTTGCAGGAACTATTGAACCAACATCAAACTATACTGAAGGTAACTATATCAACCTTACTGATATTGGAGTTGGTACTCATACTTTTGCATATCCAAAAATTACTATTACTATAAACTCCACTTCTGAACAAGGTGATATTGATATTGTAGAACCAGAATTAGAAGCTAAAATTTTAGGTTCTATTGATGATGTTTTTGTCGAAGATGGTGGTGTTTCGTATGGATGCACAAGTCAATTCAACTATCACAGAAGACCTGATGTAAGGACTAAACAGATTAGTTCTAAAGCTCTAATCGCTCCTATCATTGTTGATGGTACTATTGTAGATGTTAAGATTATTAATAGAGGTCATGGATATAGACTTGATTCAGACATTATAGTTACTGGAGATGGTAATTTTGCCGATCTAGTTCCTACAGTTGAAGATGGAAAGATTACATCGGTCAGAGTTCTTAATGGTGGTGTAGGTTACAATAATGCCAATACTGTACTTACCGTTGAAGCTAGAGGTAGGAATGCCAAGTTCTTGGGCAATGTAACTAATTGGAAAGTAAATCAAGTAGAAAAACTGAAAGATCAGTTCTCTGATGAAGATGATGGATTCTTACTTCCAAGTAGAAATGAATCTTTAGGACTTCAATTCGTTAATTTCTTTGTTCCTAAAAAACTTAGAGTTCAATTGAGTGATAACTTTACTCAAAATAATGTAGAAAGTCCTAACGATAAAGTACACTCTCCAATTATAGGATTTTCTTATGATGGCAATCCAATTTATGGACCATATGGATATCAAAATCCTCTTGGTGGAGGTATCAAACAGTTACAGGCTGGATATGAAGTTTCAGTAGATAATACTCCTGGAGTAAGACCAACAGATCCCAAATTTATTGCTGGATTCTTTGTTAATGATTATGCTTATACTGGAACTGGAGATCTAGATGAAAGTAATGGAAGATATTGCAAAACACCAGAGTATCCTGATGGAGTTTATGCCTACTTCGTTTCCCAAACAACGGATCAAAGTGGAAGATCTCAACCAACTTTCCCATATTTAATTGGACCTTATTTCCACTCACAACCCATTGAAGAAAATTTCTTACCTTCAATAAATCAAGATGTTGATTTTACAGATCATGGTCTAACTAGGAATGTATCTCAGTATTACATTACCTCAAATAATTCTAAGTACAGACCAATTGATAAAGTTGATGAAAAGTTCAAACAAGAATTTAGAGTTTCTGAAATTAGAACATCTGGTATTAAAGACACTGCAGTCTTCTCTCCAGGGGATAACTATAAAACTGGTGATACACTTGTAATTAAAAATAGAGGTGAAAGCGGTAGTGGTGCAAATATTGCTGTTTCAAAGATCAAAGGTAAAACTGTAAATTCATTCTCTGTAAATGAAACTGTAACTTCTGGTGTAGTATTTGATCTTAAAAAGTCGGATACCATTGAGTGTAAACTTACAGATCCTCATGAAATTTTAAATAATGAAATTATCAATATTTCTGGAATTTCAACAACTTCTTCCAAATCTATTGAAGGTAATAGATCTGTTTCTATAAGAAACAAAACTACTAAGTTGACTGATGATATGATCAGCGCTACTGGTGTAACTACGACAATTTATGTAAATGATATAAGTGGATTCCGTGTCGAAGACATGATTGGAATTGGTACGGAAATTTGCAGAATTATTAGAATTGATCCAAAGAATAATTCTTTTGATATTAATAGACTTCAATATCCTGGAATTCATACAGCGTTTAATGATAATCATCTAATCACTTTAAAACCAACTGTCTTTGAAATTAAAATTGGTCCAGATGAAATCCCAAATGACTACGTTTATACTAATGAAGTAATTTATTTTGATCCAAAAGTTACAGTAGGAACTGGAACTACGGGATCTGTTAGAAGTGTATTGGGAGTTGGTGGAACTATTGTTGAATATAGAACTGTTCCCAATAGCGCAATTTATATTCCAGAACACAAATTCTTTACAGGTCAAGAACTGAAATATCATGTAGGACTTGCTGGTACTTCCCTATACATTAATAATGTTGGTTCTGGTGTTTCCATACCACTTTCCGATGGTCAAACTGTATATGCAGTTAATCTTGGAAAAGATCATGTTGGTATTTCTACTATTGGATTTACTTCAACTACTGGAATCGGCACACAATTAAATGCTGCAGAATTTGTAAACTTTGATTCTAGTTTCCCTCTGGTGGGTGCTGCACACTCTCTTTCTACTACTAATTCAGAAATTACTGGAACTATTGAAAGATACAGTGCATCTGTCGGTACTGCAGTAAGTCATGGATTGACTTCCAGTGATAGAATTACTTTCTCTATCAATAACAGAGAAGTTGATAGCATATCGGTATTTTATAACCCCGTTATTAGAAAAATGATTACGGGTCCAATATCATTTGGAAGTAGTGATATTTCAATATCCGATAATACGATTGACCTTTCGGGTGAACAAATCGAACAGGGAGAAAAGGTAGTCTATAAAGCAACCACTCCAGCTACTGGACTTTCTAATGATAAAATTTATTATGTATTCAAAACTGATAAAGACAAAATCAAATTAACCGAAAGATTCAGTGATATTGATAAAGGCATCGTTGTTAGTATTGATAGTGTTGGTGGAGCTGATCACGAACTTTACAGAATAAATCCACCACTCAGATTTATTAAAAACGATACTATTTCTTTTGATGTTTCGGATACAAGTATTTCTGAAATGGATCTTGAATTCTATGAAGACCCAGATTTCACTAGAAGATTAGAACTCATTGGTAATGCTGAAGATGGATTTGCAATTGAAAGAACTAATACTCCAGGGCAAGCCGATGCTAAGGTGGAAATTAAGACCACAAATAGTCTGATCCCTTCTGCACTTTATTACACCCTAATTCCAAAAGGACCCACTGATGTTAGAAAAAATCAAATTTCTAGAGATTTAGAAGTTGTAGGTTCCAACAAAATTGATATCGTACCTCACTCTTTAAATACGGATTATCTTGTTACTGTAAGTGATAATAGTACTTTCTTGTTTAATTTATTGAGAAAACCCAGTGATTCTGAAAAGGCTTCTTACAATAGTGCAAACACAACTGTAACTTATACAACCACTTCAAAAACTGCAGATGGACCTATTGATAAACTTAGAATTAACTTTGCAGGAGTTGGATATGACAGACTTCCCATCATTGAAAGCATTAAAACCGTAAATGGAAAAAATGCAAATATCAAATTAATTTCCGATGATATTGGTAAAGTCGAGAAGTATGAAAGAGTTAAAGATGGATTTGATTATCCAACCGATCCAACCCTATCTCCACTTCTAAGTACTCCATCAGTTGTGGGTATTAAAGATATCAGAACAATTGATTATATCGGTATTACAACTGGTGGTAGAGGATATAATCAAACACCAACTCTTATTGTTCCTGATAATACAAGTATCAAGTTAATCCCAACACTAGAAGGTGGTTCTATTACCAAAGTTGATGTTGCTCAAAATGCAATTGATTTCAGTGAACCACTTGATATTGTAACTATTCACCATTCCCAGGGATATGACATTGACTTCTTCACGATTAATGGCAGTTTAATAACCGCAGAACTTTCAAATACAGACATTTTAACTTCAGGAGTTACTACTGCATTCCCCTTTGATGTTGGCGATGAAGTTTATGTTGAAGGTTGCAGACTAACTGCAGCTTCAGATCACTTAGCAAACTACAACTCTGATGCATATGGGTACAAGTTCTTCAAAGTAACTGGAATTAGTACTACAAATAATACCGTCACATATGATATGACAGGTATTACCACTGGAACATTTGGTGTATATGAAGACGGCATTACTCTTGGATATCTTGTTAATAAAAAACAAGTTCCACAATTTGAAATGATATTGAAAGATGACGTTAAGTATCTTTCAAAAGAAAAAGTTACTGGTCCAACTTTTGTTGGTAGAGTTATGGAAGGTGGATGGGATAATGATCTCAACCAGTTGCGTGTCGGAAATTCATTTGGTCAACTTCGAGATGGCGATAAACTTACTGGAGAAAGTTCTAAAGTCATTGGAACTGTAGAATATTTTAGTATCTTTAACTTGCGTTCTACTCTTGGAGTTTCTAGAGATAAAGTGGGAGAACTTGATAGATCTGTTGGAATTTTAAATGATTTCCAACAAAGAATATCGGACAATTTCTACTATCAAAAGTTCTCATACTCTATTAAGAGCCAACTAAGTTATGATAAGTGGAAAGAACCAGTAAGATCTTTAATCCATCCTTCTGGATTTAAAGAATTCTCTGATTTTGAGTTTATTACTCAACCAACTGATCCAGAAGTAAGTGTTGGTATTGCCAAGTCCGTTAACCTAAAACCAGTTGTCGTTGATAGTACTTCCTCTTTATTGGTAAACATTGATAAAGAAGTTTCCTTTAGTGATAGAGTTGGATTCAACATGGTTTATGAGGAGGATTTACTCCCAGATGGATCCACACAAAAGATCTTTATGGATGGTGGAATTCCAATTAAGAGTTACATTTTAAGTAAAACAAATAAAGTTATTAAGATTGATAATATTGATGATCAATTTGATGGAACATCTAGACAACAACTAGATGGAACTTATGCAGACGCTTCTGATCTTTTAGATCTCAATAGACAATTCTTAATTGACGAAGTTCTTGCAAAAGTAAATTATAATTATGTCGCATTCTCCACCAGTGCAAGTTATGACGAAGCTGCATTTAAAGCGAAAACTGGTAGATTAATTGATGCAGTTTCTTCCGATCTTAAGTATAATGCAAACAGCCATACTGTTAGTGTTGCATCTTCTTATTGGAGTGGTGGTAACTCTATTGGTATTAATACCACTGAGACTATCTACGGATTTAATTATCTGCGTTTCCTCGGTCAATATGTCGTAAATAACCAGACACCACCAACATATTATCAAACAGGAACG